CCCCGCATATAGCGGGGCCGTCAGGTTGATTGTGAGGCATTTTAGTTGTGCGTGTCAACGTAATTGTCGATCTGTCTGCGAATCTCACGAAGGCGAGCGCCTTTAGACTTTGTGCGACTCATGAAAGCCTCCACCGAAGCAAGGCTGCGAATAGAGCGTTGCTCGCTCTCGATCCAACCTTCAGCCCGCGCGCGAGCCTTAACCTCACGCGCCAATGCTTCACGAAGGCTTTTGACCTCTTTGTAAATATCCATTTTTGTGTTTCCTTTGTTGTGGTTTACCCAAAAACCCCGCATAAGCGGGGTGCTTAGGTTGATTGTGAGGGTAGTTTAATCGTATAAAGCGGCTTCCAAATCCATCAGTTTGCCTATGGCATCGTTCATGCCGGGCAATTCTTCCAGATCGGGCCGTTCTTTTCTCAGTTCTTCGTGCATCTCGCACAGTTCGGATATGATTCTTTCAAGATCGTTTTCCATTAGTGTTTCCTATTAGTGTGTTTTCACCCGAAAACCCCGCATATAGCGGGGCTGTCAGGTTGATTGATGGGTTTTTTAATCGTCCCCAAAGTCTGCGAATGATTCATCACCATCACGATAGATATCGTCCCATTTTTCCATTGCCGCTTCCTTGCCGCAATCGGCGCAATAGTAGTTAAAATCTGAGGTCATACCTGTTTCTGGTGTATCCTCAACATGGTTTTTACAGTAGATACATTTGGGCATTTTAGTGTTTCCTTATTTGCTTATGTTAGGGCAGGGTTGCCCGAAACCCAATTATCGCCATGTGGCCGTGAATGTCCACAATTATTTACACGTTTGACATTGCGATTACTGATAGGGGCATAAGGGTTGTTTATGGGTTGTGATTGTATGTTGTGAGTCCACACTCACACTCAGCCCAAACCATCGCACAGCGTAGCCAGCCTATCATATTAGCATATGGTTGAATACTGGTAACTGCATTGCCGATCTGCCCTATATAGAAGCAAGACTGGTACAGTATTGGTACACTGCTAGAATCCTCTGCATAGCCTAAGCACTTGGCTGACAGCCCTCCTTTATGGGCGCATGATGCGGGCGCGTTGCGCGACCCCCGGGCGACCCCCTTTTTTTTCTGACGTATTGACGTTTATTCTACCCACTCACCATCAGGACATTTAACCCTTCATAAGAATTCACTAATATGGCTGACAGAAAATCAATAGGCGAATATTTGTCCGATGCTATCCGACCTATAAAAAGAATCCCAGAAGTTTATCAGGAACAGGTTGAATCTGGTATGGATTTAATGGGTTCTGACAGTCTGTTAGACAAGGGGTTGGGTGCTTTGCAGTATGTAAGCGCCCCGATTACAGCGCCATTTGAGGCTTTAAGAGAGGAGCCGATCAAGGACGCTTTGATATCCTTTGGGGTTGATCCTGATACAGCCCGAAATGCAAGCATGATTATTGGTATGGGGCTTGATGTTGCATTACCCGCAACATGGGCGAAAATGGGGTTGGATTTTCCTAAAGAAATAGGTACAATTTTGGGGGGATTATATAACCCCGGAAAATTCTCAGGGAATGCGCCCAACTACCTAAAGCATTACTACGCTGGTGGTTTAGCAAAAGCGGGGGCTGTAGCCACTGGTATTGGAAAATTGGCAGCAAACACTATAAAGCAATACATTAGCCCCCAAGCGAGTACAAATTTTAATGTGGCCGGTTTAACAACAGGCGCTCAAAAGATTGTAGCAGATGCTATGGAAGAGATGAATCGCTTAGAGAAGTTATATAAGTCTAGTGGTGGAAAACTATCTGACGCTGATATGGCTCAGTATACTGAATTAGGCAAAGTTGTATCTGGTCAGATTGGGTATAATCTTCTGATCGGTAGACAGGGAAGGGCTAACATCCCAATAATTGAAAAATGGAAGGATGCTGTATATCATAAGATAGAAAATTTCACCCCAGATCAGTTTAAGTCTATAAGGGAGAAAGGAACCGAAATAGGTAAACAAGCCTCAGATAAAACAATGAAAGAGGCTTATGATATTATAACTGGTACTTGGAAAAGCCGATTCACCAAAAGCCCCCTAGACGAAAAAACCCTCATGGCCGTAAAGAAAAATCGGGGGCCGAAATCTACTGGGGTACATGATCTTGACGCTATCACTTCAGAGCAGGGAAAACTTTTGGATGCCGTCCTGACCGCTAATGATGGCAACTTCTCATCTGTATCCGCGCTAGAAAGTGCCTTAAAATCCGCCGCTAAAACAGCAGATGGTAAGAAATACAACGTAATAAAAACTACAGACGATGGCGTATGGATACAGGTATCGGGGTATCGTGGTTCAGGATTTGTGGAGGGTGGTACAAACGCTATTATTAAAGTAAGCCCAAACAGAAAATACACCATATTCACAAGTGATGAGCATGATATGATGGGTATAGTACCTCCCGGTTATGACAGGCTTGTTACAGTTCTCCCACCTTGGGGAGTAGACAAGTTTGCCAAAGTAAGAAAGAAAGGGGTTAGACTCCCCAGAAGTAAGGTTGCGGAGGCTAAGGCTTATTTGAAGAGTGTTAAAAAAGAACCTAAGCCTAAAGGGGAGAAAAGCACAATCCCACAGTTTAGAGAATCCTTACCCGCGAAACTAACGAAAGCGCAAATGAAAGTGGCTGAAGAAATGGCGTCATATAAAGCACCTATGGGAGCAAAAGAATATGCTAGGTACGGCGCGAAAAGGGCCGCGGCAGCCGGTGCAGGGGGATTACTGTATTATAATGAGGACTGACAAACAAAACACATTCATAGACCAATACTGTCTACATGGTAATGCCGCTAAAGCCGCACAACTGGCAGGGTATTCCCATCCTAAACAAAGAGGTTACGAGTTAAAAAACCAGTTCTCTAAAGAGATAGAGGAGCGTACACGCAAGTTAATACAAGACTGCGTACCCGGTGCTTTATCACAACTGAAATCTCTTTCAGAAGGCGCGGAGAGCGAGTCAGTACGCCTCGGCGCTGTGAAAGATATACTGGACAGGGCTGGTCTTAAACCCACTGAGAAGATCAAGCAGGAAGTGTCACACGTTGAATCTCAATCCACTGAGGAATTAAAGAGAGAACTTGAGGCCCTTGTTGGCCCTTTGAATTAAGATGTCCATCTATCAAGATCGTAGACGCGGCACATGGGTTGCAGACGTACAAAAGGGTGATAAAAGGGTTCGCCGTAAGGGTGGTTCGTCTGGAATAAATCCAGATGCAAGTCGATTAAGAAAATCATTTAAAACTAGGGAAGAAGCCGAAAAGTGGCATAACGAAGCATCGGATAGGTTAGGTGTAAAGCCGAAGAGAAACTATAACCACAAAAGTTTAGATGGAATAATTGATTCGGCTGTAGAAGATGGAAGGGTGACGGAAGCATCAGCGAAAAAAATAAAATCTATTTCTAGTGTTAATGAAAAACGAAATTATCTTAGAAGATATATTACAATTCTCGATGATGGAAAAATAGAATATAAACCGTTTGAAAATACTAACCATTGGAGGTCATCCCCATATCTAAGAAATCAAACAGCGGGGGACAAAAGGAATATTATTCACCGGGTTAACCAAAAACTTTATAGCGCGAAAGCATCTAACCCAAAGGCTCACGAAGAATTAACTAAGAGGTTAAACCTTCTAAAAGATGTAAACAGTACAAAGGATTTGGTTAATTGGGAATCAGATTTTAACACAAGTTATGACGAGTTGTTGGGCAATAAACCAATATATATTACAGACTCGGATCAAATAGATAGGGTAGTTAGGCAAAGAGTAAATGATACTATAAGACACGACAAAAAAAGAACCACACGTTACAAAATTGATGATGGTAGTTGGGTAACTAATACACAATTAAAAAAGTTAAGAGAACAAGGCGCAAACCCAACTATACTTGAAGAGATTCTCCCCGGTTATTTTGATGAGGCGGATGAAGCAGAAATTAGGGCAAAATATACTAGGCAATTAACTGATTACCTTAAAGGCGGCGGAGATTTAAGAAAAGCGCCTCATTTCGGACACAAATATCCAATAGTTGGTATTGACGAATCTGGAAAACACGTTTCAAGTGCAGTAACAACTGCGACTAATGTAGGCGCTCAAGACCCAAAGATGAATCTTAAGTTGGGCAGCAAAGTTACCCCAGAAATGTTAGGTGGAAAAGTATCTGAAAAATTTTTTAGGGGAAGAGGCTTTTTCCCCGGTTGGCTAGGAATGGCAACTTTACCTTTGTGGTTGTTGGCCCCTGATCGCGCTCAAGCAGTGGTAGATAAGGGTGAGGAAATCATTTCAAGCACTGCTGACAAAATATTACCACAAGGTTTAATAGACTATGCTAAAAACATCGGTTCTAAAGTAGATAATTATATAGGGCAAGCATTCGATAGGTCGGGGGCTAACAACCCGAGAACCATACCCGAAGTATACGCCTCAATCGGGCAAATGCTTTATGAGGGGGCTAAACAGACTCCGGGGGAGATTGCTGGACTAGGAGATTGGGGAATTAATGCCGCTATTAACGAGTATAAGCGACCAGATCGAAAGAAAAGAGCGGACGAAATAAATTTATTTAACTCTGTATATAGCCCGTAATGCAGATAGAAAAAGCGGTAGAGATCGCAAGAGAACTTAGAAAGCGAGAACGCTTTAACAAGATAGATTTCTACGACCCATACCCGTATCAGGAAGATTTCCACTCCACAGGCGTAGGGGCAAACCAACGCCTACTGATGGCGGCAAACCGCATCGGCAAGTCTTACTGTGGGGCCGCAGAGATGGCCTATCACCTAACAGGGCTATACCCTGACTGGTGGAAGGGTAGGAGGTTTAGAAACCCCATTACAGCATGGGCAGGTGGTGTATCGAATGAAACCACCAGAGATATTGTACAAGC